AGTGGAGACAAGCGCGCTACATATTAGAGAACAGCATATCCGATTATGATATCGCCATTTAATGCTGTTGCTGCTGTATTGTTGTAGATGGTCAAAGTGCTTGTACCACTACCAGCAGTTGCCTCTATAGTTATATTTTTAACGGTATTGGTGCCACCCATAAGCGTCAATTGGATAGAGCTAGTCGAAGATATCATTGTGTTCGTCCAAGTAATCGCATAACTTGCACCACCAGCAGTAGTCAACGCTGAGGTAGTGATCACACCAGCATTACCACTAGCTGTAACAGCATTGGCAGCTTCTGCTCCATCGGCTTTACCAAGGATTATCTGACTAGTAGCATCCATAGTTGTGGTGCCTTGGTCGAGTACGAAATTTGCAAGCCCTACGCCAGGGTCTGGAAGTACTAACTGAGTACCTTGTCCGTACGAAGCATTTGTAATCTGTACTGGGAAATTCCCCGCGTTAGCTGTTGCAAATATAAGTATATTACCTGTAGCTGGCGCTGCTGGATATGAAGCTAATGATCCCGCTGTTCCTGATAGACCAGCTTGAATGTTACCACCGTTGATAGCAGTTGCAGCATTCTCGCCTAAGTTACCCGAAGTTGTCGTCCATGTTGCGATCCTTCCCACTATAGTAGGAGAGGTAAATGTGGGTACTGTAGCGAATGACTTGCCAGAATCAGCCATTAAACCAGTTGTGCCAGATGCAACAGGTATATTGCCCGCGGCAATTGGCGCTGAGCCGTCTTCGACTAGGAAGTTACCCAGCACATTACCTGGGTCTGGGATAGTCATAATGCTAGATTGACCGAAACTCGCATTACTAATTCGCACGAAGAAGTCGCCGACATTATTGGCAGGATTTAAGCTTAGGGTTCCTCTAGAGGCTGTTGACGGGTATATAGTCAACGAACTACCACTTCCTGATGCGCCAAACGATACACCACCGGATGATGTTGCATGAATATTAGAGGATTGAAGGGTTCCAGTAGTGTTTGTGAAGAATGGTACAGTTCCTGCTGTAGTTGGTAAAATTATTCCACCACCGGCTTCATCTACTAAAGACCAATCAGATCCTGAGTGCATAACCTGATAAGGAGCCGCAATTGCTTGCGCTGATGGGGATTCTTTTGTAGAAACTATCGCAAGACAAGGTAAAGAGAACTGTGTTCCCTCAGCTACTATTTTATTCAAATAACCTGTTGCTGTAACTGTAGCCACAGAGTCTGTAGTTTGGATATATGCAAGACTTGGTAATACGCCAACCAATCCTGATTGACTTGTTATTGCACTTATAATAGCCATTTTAAGATCCTTCTTAAATTAAAAATTCCATTTAACGCATAGCGCGTACTAACCACCCATTCTCAAACTTTTTTAATCTCGGATTTATTTCTATTAAATGCTCATAGTAAAGACGTGCATCCTCTCTGATATCATTTAATAAATCTACATCACGTCCATGTCTGCAAACCTCATTGATACAAGCAATAGTTTTATTGCCTAATATTCCATCGATTAAAATGATAGAATATCCGTTGTAACTCAATGCTTCTTGTGTGATCTTATGAGCCTCAGTAGCTCCAATATTTACCGCTAAATCAAATATCTTAGTTGCAACCTTAATGTCATTTATAAGATTGTAGTTATAGCGATCCCACCAAATCTTTTTATAATAGGTAGCAGCATTTTCACGCGTCAAATCTATTACTTTTGCAGGCAAACCCAACTTTGAATGATATTTGTTTAATTCAGATTGTGTAATACCAAACTTAGTCTCTCCACCTCTATCATCCAATTCATTAGTATAACCACCCTCATCCTGCAAAAGATAATCTAAGGCATAATGGAAGCGCTCGTCATTTGACAAAAATTTCATGAATTAAATCCATTAAATCGCGTACATTATTGAGCCGAAAATAGTACAAGCTGCCCCGCTTGTAATATTCGCTACCGTGAGATTTGCAGCAGTTGCGCCTGATCCACTTGCTGCTATTTGTATATTGGTTGCGCCGCCTGCAATCAATATCAAAGGCGATGTAGTGCCAGCGGGATATGATGGAGCAGATGTGTAGCAATATCCCACCGTGGAGATCGCAGGCGCTAGAGTTAATCCTGTGATTAGAGCTGTGCTCGATGCCGTCGTATAAGTTGGTGTGAAAGTTAAGTTAAATGTAGCGATCACAATATTACCTATGCGCGCATAACGTCCAGTCTGCGTTGTATATACAACACTTAAATCCCCTGGGGTGCTAAATGTAAATACTGGAGGCCAGCTAGTAGTCGTAATGTAATTACTTAGCGCACTTCCTCCAAAATTAATACTAGTTGCTGTGGAAACCCCTAAAGTTGGCGTTGTAAAAGATGGTGATGTGCTTCCAGCAAAACTGCCCGTTCCGGTTTGACCGGAAAGCGATACTCCGACCGCATTAACAGTTGTCATGTAGTTTCTCCCTAAACTATGGTGAATCCTGTTGTTTGACCACCACCAAAACTTGCCCACATTGTATTAGCTACAGTGCAGATTAAATTTATTGAATCATACTGACTGGTTGAACTTAATGAACCACCAGCGCCCAACGTTGTATTCGTAGGTGCTACGAAAATTTGCTGACCAGAAGCTTGATGTATAGTCCACCCATTGGAACTTACACCCTGCACAGAAATTCTATCGCCAACTGCTGAAGTGGTTGGAAGCGTAAAAGTCACAAGACTTGCAGGAGCGTTGGCAAGATAAATAGTATTAGTAGTCATTGCCTGTGATGCACTTGTAACAACTACTATTTGTGAGCCGAATATTGGAGCAGTAAAGCGTACGTTTACGCCTGCTCTTAATCCTACTAATTGGTCACTCGCTTGTAGTGCACCAACACTTGTGAATGCACTCCATTTTATATCTGCCATGTAATCACTCCGTGATCATTAAATTGAATCCTGTCTCCGTCTGCATGAATTTACCATCCTCGGTAATCATGTATTCACTCCCAGGAGGAGGGACTATATATCCTATTGATGCACTTTCACTAAATGGGCTATCTATTATTGGATCATCAACAGTTAAATTCATGCCCAACGCTTGATTGAGCACGCCCATTAGAATATTCCTGCATAATTATTGACAGCTTGTAATTCCACACAAAACCATGGATTTGTCCCATCCGCTGTGATAAGACTTATTACGGTTCCTGCCTTTACTTGACGACCCGCTGGATTTAAAACAGTACTTACCAATCCTACTGTACTTGAAGGAACTGTTGCTGTTGTTGCGAAATCAACCCAAACATTAGCGCCAGGTGAAAAGGTAAATATGGCAAGCCAGTATTCATTATTAGATGGTACTGTGAAGTGCTGTTCAGTATTTGCAGCCAAAGCACCCGCGTAGATATCGTATGTGGGGGTAATACCAAAAGCGTTGTAACCGTTGATATCACGTGTCATGCATAATTTTGTTGACATAAGTTATCCTTAACTTAATGTATAATTTTTAAACTATTCCTAGTCTTGCATCTGCAACATAATGATAAAGAATTTTTCCTTCATCTCCAGCAAGCCCTGCTGTTGCTGTTAATGCAGCGGGAGTAGTTGCTTTGCAATTCATCAATAATCTATTCGTTGAATTATTCGTTGTAATATAATCTGTTGACACTGATATATTTTGTGGGTTTGCAGCATCTGCAACAATTGCAGATCCATTTCTATAAATACCTATATTTATAGAGCCTCCCATAGCCGCAGATGTTCCATCAGGTGCATAAAAAACCACATTAGGAGCAACTCTTTTAACAGTTTTATACTCAAGCTGGAATGAATTTAAACAAAGTATGTCAGATGGGGTCATGCCAGTGGGATCTACAACAATAACACCATTATATGCATACTTTTGGCCAATACTTGTAGCTGTACCAACTACAGTCCCAACATCATAACTCTTCTCATAATAATACTGACACTCTCTTAATACTTCATCCGGAGTCTGTGGAGCAGGCCGTGTGGCGATATAGCCTTTATTTAAAGATACTGAAAGAAGATCGATATCAGTATTTAATGTGGGTGCCATAAATGTTACAACAATAGCAAAATTTGCCGTACTTGAGCTACCATAGTACTGCTTTGCGTTAAACCCAAAAAACCTCATGTCAACTTCATCGCCACTTGCTGCTGTTATTTCAAATGCGCCTGTAGGTGTAAACTGTGTTATCTCAGCCCAATTAGCTGCTGTTAAGGTAAATACACCTGAGCTATTAACAGTACCAATTGTAGTTGGTAGTGTAGGTATTGTGCCGCCACCATTTGAATAAAACATATAAACATTGGCTAAACATCCAGGATTTCCAGGAGAATATACAGTAACTAGAGAGCTAACGACTTCACTAACAATTTCAAATGCCGTATCACCACTTAAATATTGCAATATATACCAAGCTTGATTATTTGCTGTGGTATTAAAAACCGCATTACTTGTTGTTCCATCTATCCCAAAATTTACAGTGCCACTGCTTGTGGCTGCAATAGTTTGATCACATATGTAACCAGGAGTAGTCGTAATAGTAGCACTAGTAAACTGTACAGGATTCACTACGAAATCCCAACCAACTAATAAGCTTGGTATAGGCTTAAACTGTAAATACGGATTCCAATAGTGAAAGAGTTGATCTTCAATTCTTGCCGGAGTTTGCTCTAAATATGCTTCAATCTCTGTCTCTGATGCAACTCCACAAAGCTGAACACATGAAAATTGAAACTCTTGACCTTGGGGAAACACAAGCGTTATATCAACATAACCTGTGCCACTTCCTGGGTCTGAAATCAATATCGCAGGATCATTAAATATACGTGTAAATCCAGATGCAATCGTGGCTCCAGTACACAGTTGTTGAATCATACCAGTCAAAGATGGCGTGTAATTCATGGTTACTGCAAATGCACCACCTGTTAATGATTCAACAATAAACGTCGCCGACACAAATTGACCAACAAATAATCTTGGTGAAAAAATCCGTTGCCTTAAAATAATAGGTTGTGTAAATCCAGTGGTATTAATCCCTAAAGCATATGCAGGATTCCCAGGCGCTTGATTATCTGATATTTGTTCTCTATATAAACTTACGGTGCCATTCCCAGTAGTAACTAACGACCAATCAGGTGCTATTTCTGTTGCCGTCTGAGTTCCAGTTAGACTTAACATCCACGGAGATGATCGCGTTGCATCAGAAGGGAAATTAATCTCTACAAATTGCGCATTAGAAAGTACGTTATCAGTAGTATCAGCTGTATCCGAAGAACTACTACCACCGCCTACTCCAGGCCAATTTGGTATATCAAATTGAAAAACATTTGTAGAACTGTAAACCTCTATATAGTAATTATCAGCTATTTGAGAAGGAGGATCGTCATTGGGACTTCCTGTAAATGGCCACAAATAGATAGCAATATTTCCGCCATTTGCGTCAACGTACGTGCCGATTCCAGAAAGCGTTAATACTGAACCAAGATTAGTGTATGTATAAGAACCAGGCCCGGTTCCTGTAAGTTGGTATACATCTTTGGGTGTAGTTCTTTGTGAATCTCTAAAGAATTGAACAAAACCGCCAGACAATGGGACATTCAGTGTCTTATCCCATAATTGCTGTTGCAATGGGGGCATTATGATGGCGTTGTTATTAAATGTCATGCAACAGCGTCCTTACTGTTTGAATGTATATATTTTACGTGTTATCAGGAATATGGCAATATAATTCGCTGTCATCCCTTATTTATAAAATTATTTCCCGTTTACTTTGTTATAAACTTCTGATGCTACCGCGCCGGTTTTAGAGAGATTAGGTAATTCAGCTTTTTTGTTAGCTATTAAGGAATTTATAAATTTTCTTCTGTAGACAGGATCTGTAAGTTTCTTAGTAGCAAAGTCTGCTATTTTTTTAGTAACTACTGGCCCCGCAACTGTACCAATTATTGCTCCAGGAGCGCCCCCTGTAAGTAATCCAGAAAGACCTCCCACAATATTTGCAAGTGCGTTTGGTGCTATGTCAGTATTAACTTGACCCGTTAAAGGATTAAACATAGTGTTCAGTGATCTTGTATTTTTATTTACAAGTGACTTATAATTTAATACTTCTTTTCTGAGCGCTTTGTCTGGAAATAAAGCTTTTAATTGATTTGAACCTAAGTTCTTAATTAATGTT